GCGCAGGTGGAGTACTTCAAGCACGAGAAGAAGTGACACCTGCTATTGAGGACGCTCCTCCTGCACCCAAGGAAGCTACTCCTAAGAAAGCCTTCTTGGAAGCGAAGAAGGAAGCAAACAAAGTCGCGGATATAGAAGGTCCATTTGATGAACTCGGATGGTTTGAGAAGAATAGACTGTATGACCATCTGGAGTTGCTCGAACGAGGCTATCCGCTTGAAAGAATAAAAGTGGCTGAGGGCTTTGAGAGAACAGGTCCTACTGTACTGGAGATGACCAAGAGTGAGGCCAAGGCGGAGTTGCAGAAACTCTACGACATTAAGGTAGAGCCTCCTACGGAGCATGAGCTTCTGGCATGGCAGGAACGAGTGACAAAGATCAAGGAGATGCGTCCTGAGGCAGGGAAGCATAGGAACATAGGAATGACAGCACACGAACGTGCTATGGCGAAGGCTATAGCTGACAAACTTATGGCAGACAAGAAATTGTATAGTGCCGTAAGAGCCCTGGCTAAGATAGATCAGGAGAAGCAGATCTTTGGACGGGAGCCTATAGAGTTTGGAGATCCATATGCAGAGTATGCTCGACTTCAGACTACTGCGCCCACGCCTCCTAAAGCTAGTCCTGTCAGGCAGGTAGAAGTTACGCCTGAACTGGAAGCACAGTATCTTGAGTCGCTCGCAAAGAAAGAAGAGCAGACAGCTGCGAGGGAGCTCTTGCGTAAGGGCAAAGGGGAGAGTAAGATAGGTAAGCTTCCTGAGAGGATTAGGGAAGAGACTCCTGAGGAAGTGGAAGCTAGGATAGATAGGAGACGACGGCGTACTAAGAAAGAAGAAACAGCGCCGGTCACAGAAGATGAAGTTAAGAAAGTCCAGGCGGAGATTGACAAGATAGCTGCGGAGGAAGAAGCTGGAAGAGAGATCAAAGCTCCGAAGGAAGCAGAGAAAGTGGATGTTGATGTGGATCCAAACTCTGCAGAGGCCTGGGAGCGGAGGCTTTCTGATGAAGGCATGGGAGTGGAAGAAGGGGCTGTTGATAAGTTCATGGAAGAGGAGGCGTATAATCCTCTCTGGCGTGAGTCTACCCTTGACTTCATGGGCCTTCAGCAGATGTATGAGATGGCTGTAGAGAATCTGAGGAAGCTTGGGCCTGTGCTCAGAAAGATCAATGCTAAGATAGGTGCTAAAGGGGAGATAAATTTCTGGCACGGCAATCCCAAGGATGCTACGATAGAAAAGGAGTTTACACTTTCCTTCATGGGAACGGGTGAAGCTGAGAAGGCCCTTAAGCAGCTGGTCGCTGTCTCACGAGGGATTATGGTGGAAGGTCCTAAGAAGTTCTCCGAGTTTCGAGCCAGGCTTAGAGAGATAGTAGGCGATCTTTGGGACGATATTAAGCATATGGCTCGAGCACTTTGGAAGTCTGCTACTGAGTGGTATAAGAACAGCCGTATCGGAAGCGAGCGTGGCTCGTTCTCTACTGAGGCTAAGGAGCCTTCTGAAACTATGGCCAACTTCCGTCGAGGGCTTCATAAGTTCTCCGACGAGGCGAGGGCATGGTATGAGACTTCTGTCTTTGGCAGACGCCCGCAGAGAGATATCAATACTCTACGGGATGTAGCCACTTTGATGGAAGAAAAAGCATATGAAGTCCCCAAGCCGGCTGCGAAAGTTATCGAGTCCTTGAGTGGGGAGAAGGCAAAAGTATACGACATCCGCAACAAGAATGGGCCTGATATTGTGAAGGGAAGTGAGTGGATAGTTCCCACCATGAGGACTTTCTCAAGCCACCCTGGAGCGGATAGAGCTGCGTTTGAAGTAGTAGCTGCTGATCTGACTGCTGGGCATAATAGAGGGATTCACTTCTCTGTTATTGGCAATGCAGTAGCAGGGCTCAAAGAAGAGGAGCGCAAACTCCTTCGTGACGTCATTGAGAAGGGGAAGTATGCTTCTGAGCATATACGTCAAGCGGCGTTGAAGATCAGCGCGTGGCTTGGGCATATGAAGACACGATATAAGGCCTTCTTGACTGACATGTATATGAAGCATTTGTCTGAAGGTGAGATGCGTGCTGTTCAGGATGTGCTAGCTGGTGGCGAGGTAGAAGCAGTGGCCAAAGGTGCAGGGATGAAGGCTACGACTCTGCAAAGCTTGGTTAATAAACTGAATGAGATAGATAGTTGGGGGCTTGATCCTGATACTTACCTTCCTCGGGTGGAGCGCGGGAGTATCAAGATCATGGAGAGGAGCAAAGATGGGAAAGGGTATAAGGTTGTAGCTGTGGCCTTCTCCGAGGAGCATGCTGCTGAGAAGATTGCGAAGCTGCTTGAAGAAAGGCCTAGGGATCTTTTCCTTGACCACACAATGCCTGAATATCTGCGAGATCTTCCGACGCCTATTAGCCCTATGAGAGCGAAGATCCTGAACGGCAAGATCCAGAAGGCCATGAAGGAAGAGCTTGATAAGGTGAACAAGGAACTTTCCAAGATCATGAGAGGAGTGTATGAAGTACGACCGACTAAGAAATATACGCCCTTCGAGAAGCCTCGTCATGATGTGCTTAAAGGGGAGGAAGATCCTGTCCCGGTCCTGTTTGCGTATGCTCATGCGATGGAAACTAAAATGCAGCTCGACCCGGTGATAGATAAGGTGCAAGCTCTCTTGCCCAATCTGCCGGAGAATATGAGGGCTGCAATGACCACACTTATTGAGGATATCAAAGGGCGTAGGTGGATGTCTGATCAGGTGTTGGAGGAAATTGGTAAACGCTTCGGAATATCCCTTGAGGGACGTCCCTTCTCCAGGTTAGTAAGCAACGTGAAGATGGCTGAAGCGTGGATGAAGTTTGCTTATAGGCCTATAGCTGGTGTGATCAATGCAGCGTCGGCACTCGGCCACATCTGGGCTAAGACAGGTTCGAAGTATCTTGCAGAAGGCTTGAGGTTTATGCGAACTGAGGAAGGCAAACGCTTGCTGGACTCTGTAAGGCATCTGCTTGGAACTGACGTCGTGACTGAGATGTCGGGAAAGACCCATGAGAAGCTGCACCTGTATCATCCTCTCGGCATGTTCCAGATGCCGGAGAAGGTGATGCGGGAGCTTGCGGTGTGTGCGAACTATCTGCTTGCCAAGAGTAAGGGCCTCGCAGATCCTGCTGCAATTGAGTTTGCGGTGCGTGCTAACTGGATGCAGAACTTCATCTACAACATGGCTGCATTGCCTCGTGCTTTGAGGGTTCCCACAGGCAGGTTGCTTGGTCAGTTCAAGCCCTACCTGGTGCAGGAGATCAACTTTATTAGCCAGCTCCGTGGGCAGGAAGCTGTGCGGTACCTGGCGGTGATGGCCACACTTGGTGGGCCGATAGGGTATATTGCCACACTACGGACACTCCCAATCTTGTCTATGTTCCCCTGGTGGAATGATATAGAGGAGTACGTCAACACTCATGCACCAGCTGCTTCTCGAGGCATAGGCGGATTGATGGGAGTGGATGTGACTGCTCCTGCAACGTTCCAGTTCCCTACAAGATGGGAAGAATGGGCAGGCCCGTTCCTGGGCGACTTGGTTAAAGTGAAGAGAGAAGTGCTTGACCCACTGGCGAGAGGGGAGTTTCTTGATGGCTCTGAAGCAGCGAGGGAGCTTACAAGTCAAACTATCCCCATTGCGAAGCATTGGTGGACAGCTGTGGATCAGGTGCTTGATAAGGACGGATGGGTGAAGGATGATAGGGGTCGGAGGATCTACCATATTGGAGAGTCTCCGTTAGACAAAGCAGCGTTTGCGTCTAAGATTGTAGCGGGTGCTACTGATCTTGAGCTCTCTATGATCCGAAAGCATGAGAGGTTCCTGAAGGAAGAGGCTCGTGTAAGGGCGCGAAACAAGCAGGCTGTGGTGGATGAGATCTTAGATGCTGTGCTTGATGGAGATCCTATCACACCGGAGATGACTAACGTAATGGCTGAGCTCAATATCAAGCCAGGGAGTCTGAGACGGGCAATGAAGTTCCGTATGCTCGATGCTCAGACTCGCCGGTACTTGATGACTGAGGTCGCTAAGCGTCCGGAGCTTCTGGAGGAGTGGCCGGAGTTGCAATAGGCGTAGGCCCCCACTTCTCGATAAACTCTAGCATATTACAATAGTGCCGAATCTTGCGGATGTCCGTGAGGTTCGGCCTTTTGTTTCTATTGCGATACGCGCACTTGATGATGTTTGCTACTACCCAAGGATGAAGGAGGCCACCTGCATAGTATAGGTCGATAGGCTCGACTTCACCCGTAGGGCCTTTGTAGTGCTCACTGCCCTCAAACTTCAAGAGGACCCACTCCGCTTTCATCTGTGACGGCCAGTTGCTTTCCATTGTCTTTTCCTTTCATTGAGGTTTCTACTATACGGGAGAACCATCTACGTTCTTCCAGTTCCTCGATCAAATCTTGAGTGCCCTTAGGCAGGGGGGTAGAGAGAAGGAAGTTAGAGAAACGTACTACCCTGGCGAATATGAGGCGGGCACCTTCTAAAGTGTGCCCATTTGCGAGGTGTGTTGCAACTGTTACCCATCTGGCATATGAGTCACATGTCTGTTCTCCTGTGCAATCTGGGTTAGTGCAGAAATGAAAGTGCATATCGTCTGCAAGTTTGGCAACCCCAGTACCTGAGAGGATACTGTCTACGTCTACATTAGACGCCTCTCGAGCAGCTTCTGCAAGTTGCTTCACAATCAAGACTAACTCTGTCTTGGTCTTGTATTGCAAAATGTCTTCCATTGTACGTCTCCTTCGTTCAAATTTTGAAGATAGGTGCGTTCGGATTGATTCTGTATATTTCCTTAGTCCCTTGGATAACTCTATGCACAGCTCCCATACCCATGAGCGTTTCGAGGATCTTGTCCATACCCCACTTGTCGATGTCCTGGTAGAAGAGTTGCAGGAGTTGTGCATATGAGAGCTCCTGGTGCTGCATTAGAGCAGCAGCTACTTGTTTCAATGTAGATACTAACTGCGCTCTGGTGTTCTCAGCAGTCATGCCTCTGAACGTGTTGCCCATGTTAGCTTCTGTTTCAGTTATAATTCTCCGTGCCTTATCAAAGTGCTCTGCTGTTATGACCATATCGTCTGATTGAGATGCAGACAGGAGCATAGCTACTTTGATTGCGTGCAGGGGACGGCGCCTCAAGTAGCCTCCGAATCTAGGATCGGAGAACTGAGGTTTGTCTTTGTCTTGATTATTGTACCAGTCTGTATAGGCTAGCACTAATTCATCAGTCACACGGAAGGTTCCAAACATGTTGGCTATGCGATAGCCATCCTGAAGGAGGTCTTGGCGAACCTTCCTAGCACGTTCAGATAGCGTGGGAATAGGCACTATCTTTCCTCGCTTAGTCTCGTACACCAAGATCATACGAGCCGTAAGTCCACCGCCAATAGCATCTTGGGGCAACGAGCTTTGGAGCAACTCAGGAGTAGTCCCGCCTAGGAGATTCACCCAGACGCCGTGGATACTGTCCACTCCTTGATGCTTTGTTTGGTAAGTCCACTCTCGCCGACAGTCGTACCAGTTGCACAGATCAGCCATGAGTTGGAGGTTGCTATAGCCTAGGAAGACGGTTAGCTCCTCGCTGAAGACTGTCAAAGAGCAGTGCATTGCTAGTTTCTTACCACCGTCTGCTATCGTTGTATCTGTACACTCGGAGAGATCTCGGATGAGAGCTTCTCGTGTAGTGGCCTCAGCCGCAAGTTTTATCTGCATATCCCTTAGGATTTCTATAGCAGGTCCCATTGCCATACCTTTTCCAAGTCCTGTAGGACCGACGAGCACTATATACATGTTAGGATACACATCATACATTCCCCACGGTAAGAAACACTTTCGTCTAAGGCCAGCAGCTATGACAGAAAGCCCAGTCCACAGACGATAGAGATACGGTGGCTCAGTGTTATCGGTAAACTCCATCCAACCACTTAGCCAATCGGGAAGCACTCTCGAACTCATTCGCATCCACCGTCTGCATTCCTGTCTTCTTGTCTTTGCTCATAGTCAAGCCCATCTTAAAGTCAGCGGGGATCACAAAGGTGCGACCTTGCCACTCAAGAGGACGCTCTAGCATTTCCTTGACCCAACACAAGATGTCGGCATGTGTTAGCCAGGGATACTCTCTGCTGATTTGGAAATAGATCGCATCATGCACCTGGTTTAGAAGCCACAAGGGGCCAAACCTCTTTTGATCTTCATAGATCGGAATGACTCCATCCCGGTTGATCTTGTCTGCTACGGTACTTTGTGGGATACACGCGTAGGCTTCTTTGAAAGTCTTGTCATCAAGGTGCCCAAGGAACTGTCTTTTTCTGCCATACAAGTTGGTGATCGTGCGATCTTTGCGTAACTGCATTCTTATCCACGCATGGTACTGACGAACGCCAGGATACGCAGCGTGGTAGCGATCAACGATCATCTTGGCCTCATGCTCAGGCATTTCGTTTAGCAGCGCGAAGGCCTTGTAGCCGAGGTCGTAGTTTAACGAGTGATTTCCTTTCTTACCCCAGTCCCTTTCTGAATGCTCACCAGTGCCAAGAGAGGAGGAGCCTTTCACATCACTGATCTCGTCAATCATCTTTCCAAAGATGAGCGCAGCAGTCTGCTTGTGCAAGTCAACCTTCCCCTCAAACGCTTGCATCATGGCATAGTCAGGAGCGACATAAGCCACGATACGATTCTCTGCTTGGGCCAGGTCTACTTGATACATCACGAAGCCTTCGTCCGCATGCAAGTGTTTGAGGAAGGGAGGTGGGAGGTTCTGCTGATTGAGGCCAGTTCCGAAGATGTTCTTGGAACTGGACAGACGACCTGTAGTAGTGCCAACAGGATTGAAGGAGCAGCGAAGTCTACCATCGGGATCTATCTTGGCGTCAAAGTATGTGCTCTTCATCTTAGACAGTTTGCGCACCTTTAAGAGTACTTCAGCTTCCTGGACACCCTTACGAGCCAATCGCTTGAGGGCATCCATATCTACAGAAGGCTTACCAGTTCCACGCTTGACGTAGGGCTTGTGTCCCTTCTCGTAGTAGAAGTAGTCTAGAAGTTGCTTCGGACTGTTGAGGTTGATCTCCCGGCCAGCGAGTTCCGTGAACTGCGCAGTGAGGTCCTCGATCTCGAGAGCCATCTGAGCACTCTCCCGTTGCACTGCATCAATGTCGACTAAGACTCCATGCGACTGCATGAAAACCAAGGGCTCGATGAGACGCCTTTGGTAGTCGTAAGTTTCCATGTTCTCCTGCTTTACTAATTCAGCAGTGATCTTGGGCATGGCTTCCATGCACATGAGACTATCTTTGGCATTGTAGATTGCAAACTGCTCATCGTTCATGCCAGGATTTTTCCACCACTTCCCGTCGTCCTTATAATAAGGCTCGTCTGTGTAGAAGGAAGTGATGAAATCTAAGCCTTTCGGAAAGTCAGGGAAGCGTATGCCTTGGCCAATCATAGTATCCTCAACGCCTCCGTATGAGCGAGTGCGGATGCCATACTTGGAGAAGAGGAAGTGGATATCGAAGACCAGGTTCTGGCCTACTTTCTTGATGTTAGGATTCTCAAGAAGCTCTGCTATACTCAACATGACTGCGGCTTCCTGAGGTAGGGTGAAGTAGTTGGCGCCTCTCCAGAAGAAGGGGATGCTGATAGCTTCCCATGGCGACGTAGCAAAGGATATGCAGGCGAGCTCGTAGTTCTGCTTCATCAGGACTTCGATGTCGAAGCCTACATATGGGCAAGTCTTGCAGTATTCCAAGAAGCCCATGACTTCATCGAAGGAAGGCTTGATGAGCATAGTCCGCTTGGGATGCTCTATCGCAGGGGATTTAGCTTGTTCAGCCACTTTCTGCAGATCTCGTCTGATCAGATAAGCCAATGTCAGGTCATGAGCATGGAGGACAGCAGCAGGGTGGATAGTGGGAATGACCTTGATCTTGCGGTCTCTGATCTGGCCTTCGAGAATAGATCCCCGGAGTTTAAGCACGCCTTTACGTCCTGTGAGGATCCATAAAGGTATTGCTCCGATGGCTACGAAGACGTTAGCTGGGAGGGCATATAGCTCGTCTTCCAGATAAGCGATGTGCTTTCTGGCCTCGTCGGACAGCTTGATATTACTGCCTGAGATGTCGATGAACTGCTTAATATCGTTACGTTGGGGCTGCACTTTGATGACGTTAGTGATATAGACATCACTCCTGTTTAACAGCCCAGTCATTAGGTTGTTGAGTAACTCTCCTGCAGAGCCCACGAAAGGACGCCCTTTGAGTGTCTCAGAAGCACCTGGAGCTTCGCCAATGAAAACTATCTGTGCGTCCTTTGGGCCTTCACCGTAGATGTAGCGCACGGATGGATTAGCTCCAAAAGGTATATCACTCATGGATTCACTCCTTGTCTAGGTAGCTCTTATACAACGGAGGACGATTCATGTGCACCTTTAGGACATAGGTATTGTAGTACTCCTCAGAGAGATCAAAGCCTACGCCATTCAATCCTAGGTTGGCACATGCTAGAAGTGTGTTGCCACTCCCGGCAAAGGGCACTAGAATGTTGCTTCCCACGTCGACGAAGTGTGAGAGGATGTCCTGGATTAGTTCGATAGGACGTTCCGTAGGGTGGACTTTTCGCTGAGGCGGAACGCTTTTGTAGTTGAATGCATTGATTCTTCCAGGCTTAACTATCACCGGATTGCCCTTGGCGAGGTAGTAGAAAGGCTCTACAGCTGAGCCAAGATACTTATCCGGTTGCTTCGTCTGGCCTTGAGTTTTGATCCAGAAGCCTCCAAGCCGACGTCCTGTGAAGCCCGCACGCTTGGCCCATTGGTAAGTGATCTCTGCCCAAGGCTCGATAGCATACCAGAGGATGAGCCAACTATCTGGGGCCAGCACTCGATAGCACTCGTTCAGCATGAGCTGCATGAACTCCGGATAGTCGTCTGAGTGGACTTCGTTGTAGGAGTCGCCGTAGAAGGTCTTCTCGGCTTTCTTTACGTTGGGAAGATCTATGGCGTAAGGTGGATCGACTTCGCACAGTTTGATACTGCCGTCTGGTATATCCTTTACGCCCTTAAAGAAGTCGGTGACTACATACTTCGCAGTAAGTTCTTCGTGGAGTTGTTGAGCAGGTCCTTGGGATTCCTTAGCTCGGCGCGCCTTCTCCTCGATGATCATACGCTCTTTCATCTTAGCGAGGAGTTTTGCTGCCTCCTGCTTTGTGGCACATCCTGCGATGTCAGGGATAGCCTCGGCTGCTCTGGCTATTCTTATGTCGTCTGATATGCCACCTGGAGAACGCCCAAGTAGCTTAGCCGTGTCAGCCATAGACCAGCCTTTGGCGTCAGGGGCCGTGGAGAGTTTCTGCCCGTGGATTGTTACTTGGAGGTTGTGCAAAGCTGTTTTGAGCCGTGCCTGTTCGAGCCACGTGAGATCCTTGCGGGCTATATTCTCCATGAGCTCGATTGAAAGCATATCTTGCTCGGAGAGGTTGGCATCGTAAACACGCACAGGGAGGACGTCTATGCCAGCCTTCGCAGCTGCTTTCATCCGACGCCCGCCGGCGAGCAGTCTATATGTCCCGTCTCCGTTGTCCCGTACAGCAAGGGGTTGGATAACTCCATCCCGCTTCATAGACTCAGCAAGAATGTCTATGTCACCATAGTCATCACGAGCACGGGCTTCGATGACAATGCTAGTTCTCTGTACTATCTTCAGTTCCATTCGCTCTTCCCTCCAGCACTTTTAGTAGTTGTCTAGCCATAGCTTTACTCATACCTGCCACAGGGTTGGCGCTGGATTTTGCCTTCCTTGGTTTGGCAGGATCCCTAGGAGCACGACGATGACTGCGGACGTCTTTTAGTAAGGCGTCCAGCTCGGCATCACTCATCTCCCGGATGCTTTTCTTCAAGTTTTCCAGAGTCGACATGGCGTTTAGCCTCCTTTGCGATAGATAGGTATTTCTTATCAGGTATCATGTCATGGAGTATAGCCGTAAGAGCAGGTGCTCCAAACTCTTCCACCAGGTCTAGCACATCGTCAATCGCCTTGCGAAACACGTGGCCTGCCATTCCCCAAGGAATGAGGCGCGAGAGACGTTGTCGCTGATCCTCGCGGAGATCGATAGTGAGGCGTGGCTTGTAGTCTGGATTTGTTTTAGACATGAGAATCTCCTGAGGAGGGGTGGAGCAGGATATGCCCCACCCCTCAGGTTGTGGCTTAGGCGCCGGTCAGAATTCTGCGGATACGATTCTGCGTTCCGTACTCCTCACTTTCTTCCTCCACGAGGTAGGCATAGAAAGTGCTGCCGACCAGCTGCTCCGGAGAGAAGCCACCGAGGCCAATGCCTGTGGCTTCAAGGAGACGCTTGATAGCGAGCTTCCTACGATTCGCCTGCTTGGCGTCGTCGTTCTCCGTGGGGAGCATGAGGACATGGGTCATGTCTTTCGCCGTGGGCTCCTCGGGGACGTCCAGGCGGAGGATGAGGAAGGGGCCTTTCTGTCCACTTTTGACCTCGGCGTTGATGACACGCACCATGTACTCGCCCTCAGGGATAGCTGTTGGTTCATAGGTGTCCTCGAAGTCGAAATTCAAGAAGTCTTCTGCCATTGTTAGGTTCCTCCTAACTTTTTAATTCGACCCGCTTATGCGGTTCGTGTGCTTCGTTCAAAATTTGAAGGTAGGTTACCATTGTATGCCTACCCCTATGCTAAGGTTGTTTGCCACACAGCCGAGGGAGATTAGTGCTACGCCTCCCATCCAAGCTCGACGCCACTTCTCAGGGAGTTGTGTAGACAGGATCATGTGCGCTGTGAGCACCACAACAGCACTCTTTTCTCGACCTGTTCCACCAGTCACGGGCTCCGCAGATGCAGGCAAACTTGAGGCTCATGTCACTCTCCTATCAGGTCGAGGATCTCGGAGAGAGGGAGCCAGTAGTCGGTTTCGTAAACGGCCCACCCCGCCTTAACCTGTATACACCCCGCCGGGATTTTGCTTTCTTTCGTAAGGTATTTAACTCCCCGATCCGGCACCGGCCCCGTCCTCCACCGGAGGGGCTTGGTCTTTAGTCCTGCCCGTACTCCCCGCTGCACGCAAGCGGCGTCTTGGTAAACGCAGGGCATAAGCGCTTCCGCGATATCTTCTCCTTGGTCTGGCGTTACAGGGAATGTTGCACCAGCCCTTTTTCCTGTCGCTATGTTTTCCCATGTCGCTTCAACCTCATTTCTTTGAGGAAAAAATACCGCCGATATTTTATGTGTAGTATTCATGCTCCACTTTATAGATTCAAAGGCGTCCCATTCATCCGGCGTTGCGTTATATCTGCCTAAAATGCTGTCAGTAAAATCAATCAGATCTTTATTCATGGTCTTCCTCCCACTCCCTCATAAACTCCCAATACCGCCCTCCTCCAATCGTGACCTCCACGCACCACCGGCCCAACTCGATCCAGATATGCCCGTGTCGGGGTTCTCCGTGGCTATGAATACCACCGTGGAGGCCGATGGCGTACCAGCCTCGGTCATCGTATTCGAGATAGTCTATAAGTTCGATCCGGACCATCACTCACCCCTCCACCAGCCCAAGGATGTCGGAGAGGGGGATGTGCTTCTCGCCAGCATCTATGAGATTTCCCTTGCGGATAGAATACCCATATCCGGTAGCGGAAAGAGGGCTGCAGACAAGAAATTCTTCCCATTTATCGGTTTCCGGCACCGGCCCCGTCCTCCACCGGAGGGGCTTGTTTCCCGAACACGCCGGGGGTAGGTTCGCCGCCCCTTGATCGCCCGCACAGGCCCACGCCTCTATACAATCGGGGCAATACGGCCCATCATCGTTAATAAAATAATCCTGTTTCGTTATCGGTTTACGACAACTGACACACCGCCTTATGACCGCCGTTCCCTCACTCAGTTCATACTTCATTGTTCCCCGCCTCCTGTTCTCGGATCGCCCTAGCTTACCTTATACCCTGCCTTCTCAAGCAGATAAGTATAGTCAGGCTTCTCGTATGTATCGAAAAGCCCCTCGGCCCCAATCCTTGTGCGAGCCTTGTAGAGCCCGCTGTTTCTGGTGAGGAAAGTATACTCCACACCCTTGCTAGTCTCTTTAGTCTGTGTGGCGTAGAACTCGGAGAACAGCAGAGGTATGCGCATCTTCAACTTACCGATAAAGAGTGGCCCGATCTTGATACGGCCAGTGAGTTCGTCCTTATCGCTATCCTCGTGGCAGATGAGAATGAGGTTACACGGCAAGTTACTTGTCATATCCTTGATGAGGTTTTCCATCACCTGCATCACGGGCAGATAGTCGTTCTGCTGAGGAGGACCACCTGACCTGCCTTGGCGCTTCAACTCTTGGTTCATGATAGTGCCGGACCAAGTAGTAGCGCTGTCGATAACGTAGGTTTTGAAGTGGTCGAAGAACTTGGTCTGTCTGCGCCTTTTATATTCCGCCTGCCACTTGAGGAACACATCAGGTGCAGCCGGGTTCTCTTTCTCCCAACGAGTGTCGGCCACTACCTTCCCGTCGTTGATGGCTTTTCGGATAGTATCAGTCCCACCTGGATCAAAAGAATCGACGAGGATAGGGCCTGGAGCCGTGATGATTGAACGAGTCTTTCCTGATCCACTGTCTCCGTAGACTAGGAACGATGTTCGCTCATGATTCGTGCCCTCTTCGTACATTGCTTTGATCTTTGCAATCTCGGCCTCGATGTTGAGTTGAGGTTTCGTCGCCTCTGTCATGTGCTTCACCTCCCTTTACTATGGCTTCTAGGTACTTTGTCCATGTCTGCTCGATGAGGGAATAAGCCTCGTCTTTTGAAAAAGTTCTGCGGTTAGCCCTCGTAAATGCGTGCCTCATCATGTCCTTCAGTTTCTTCACGTCTTCATACATAGAACCTCCTTGGGCGTTTATTGCTAGATGTCTCCGTCAAGATTCATGACGACTTTAGAGGGCCGATCACTCGGGTCCCACCACCTCACGGCGTAGCCAATCGGAGGTTCCTCGGCGTACTGCAAAGGGTTAGGCCATGCGGAGCAGTAGTCCATAAAGGGACAGCCGAAGTACTTTGTGCATGATTCTGTGGCCATTGGGAAGGCCATGAGGATACCATCTTCACGCTTCGACTCGTGGAGGCGCTCGTAGTCTTGGAGCATTCGAGACGCCCATTCTTTAGTGTTCCACCACCATACCTGCATCGCCTCACGCTGTTTGCGAATAGGTATGCGAGGGAAGCGAGTGTTTTTCTTCGTAAAGATCGCCCCGTTGATCTCAATGCCATAGATCTCATCGGGAGGATACAGGCAGTAGAGGACGTGGGTATAAGTGCCGACCTGTGTCTTCAAAGACCACTGAGTTTCCCACGTCCTATCAAGGCGAGAGCCAGTTTTGTGCTCCCTGCTACGGATTTTTCCATCTACACGCAGGATCGAGTCCATACGGAAGTGAAGTGGGACGTTCTCCATAACTGCGACGGTGCCACTGATTTCGGTGTATAGGACTTCTTGCGCCCTATCTCTCTGCTCCCACTCCATGCAGTATAAGATGAGGGCCTCGAGTGCACGGGAAGGAACTTTAGGGAAGAGCAGCTCATCGGTGCCTTCAGGGAAGTTAGGTCTATAGATGTCTATGAAGGCTTGATATGCGCCTATGATGCTGTCTTCTGTGTAGCCGTGAAGAAGCAGGTGCTCCATAGCTGCATGCCACGCCTCCCCGAAGATGAGATGGTTGTTCAACTCGTCTTTATCCCAACCGAGGACGTATTTGTAGAAGAACAGCCGAGGACATGTGATGTAGTCCTGGAGTTTACTACTATCAATGATCTCCCAAGTTGGGTGATACGGTACTGGGTAGCCGTTTGTTTCTGCTAACATCGTTAGTTTCCTCCTTCCTCACTTCCCACGCCTGAGGTCTGCGCCGAAAGTACTGTGTGACGTAGCTCGTCGAGAACCCTACTTTGGTGGATAGCTGGGACATCATGTACCTCAGGGCTTGGGTCTCCGAGTAAGCGTGAGAGTATAGTTTGTGTATCTCCCCATGCCAGTTTAGCGAGCCGACGAACAAGTGTTTCTCCCCATGCTCGGTCGGATTCGAAGTAGATTTTCTTCCCATACTTTATCGCTCCTTCTAATTCCTCATGCGAGCCGAATGAGGACGCCCAGTTGCCTTGGAAGATCACTACATCCGCTCGCCTTAGGATTTCAATGTCTCCACGGATGAAAGTCTCGTAGGGCATAACCTTGTCGAAGAATGCAGTGTTGGAGTGAGGGCAGATAACGGCATAGCCCATTTTCCAGTACTTCTTCGCTGTCCTCCTGGCGGAGTATATATTCCAAGCGCGGTGGAAGATAGTGGGGCCACTATAAGGTCCACTGATATATGCTACCTTCATATATCCTCCTTCTGCAACATTTCTCTGCGAGCCTTAGTACTACGAGATACGAAGTAACGCATCACCTTCTGATCGTAGTTGCAGAGTTTAGCAAACTCCTGAGCAAGCTCCTTGTATGGGACGTCGTAGCGTCGCTCAGAGCGTTCGTAGTGGGTCTTGGGCGCAGATTCACGCTTGTGTAGCCCAAGGCGACGTCTGATTAGTTGCACGCTGGAGATGTGGAGGCCAAGAGTTTCGGCAATGATTCTGTCCTTCTCCCTCCAGTGCTTTCGAACGTAAGCCTCTCGGGCTGCTATTTCTTCTTTAGTGTCTCCCATAAAGTCCTCAATAGAAGGAGGTGTCGAGTTACTATATTGTGTTAAACACTCCGGGGGTCGGAGTGCCAGCGAGTACTTGCCCAATGGGATCAAGTTATGTAACACGACACCTCCGTTCAAAATTTGAAGGTAGTTAACGTTCTCGTGCAGCTCGTTTCTCTACGCACTCGGGACAGTCGCAAGGAGCGTTGATCCTCTTTAACTCAGAAGATGCGATGAACATAGATACTGGGCCAGAGGCTATGGCGTTTATAGCCTGGACGATAAAGGCGAAGGTGATGGGATTGAAAGAGCTGAGAGAGAGGGCCTCAATCATGTGCTCCATAAGGCCATCAAGTTCGCCTACAACTTGAGGATCCACGCCTTTGGATACGAGGTGTGAGATGATGTGCTTCTTCTGCTCCGCAGCGTTGGTCTGAGTCTTCTTTACGATATGCCTAGGCATGGGGTCATACGTAGTGCCCATCTCAAGCAGTGCGTTGCCTAAGGCACTCACTACGTCCTCACAAGCTTCAGACTCGTCCACAGTTTCTCCAAACTCCTTCAGGATCTGGATACCTTGGCCGTTGATGCTAGGAATTTCATCTTCTTGATGCATATAGCACCTCCATATCGCCACTGAGTGGCGTTTAGTACTTAAGTGGCTGAGCGTCTGGGGTGAAGATCTCGTGGGAGAAATAAGGATGTGTTGGGATCTTCGCATTTGTAAGCCTTTGATAGTTTACCTTGCACAGGCATCCAGGAAGTGTGGAGCGGATCTTCCAGAGTTCTCGCCGTTCTTCTTCTGTAAACCCACTGCCGACTTTAAAAGTCTGGCCCTCAATGTCACTATCAAGAATCAGTGCACCAAGAGAGCCCTTCGGGATGCCGTCTTTGGAGATCTCTTCTTGGACGTCGAGGATAGTGTATATATCCGACTGCCAGGGTTTGAACTTCATCATCAACGTGCTCCGCTTACGCACATAGCTGGAAAGTGGGTGCCTCAGGATGAAGCCCTCGTAGTCGGAAGCAAGGAAGCGTTCGTAGTACATCATCACCTCTTCCGTGGAGTGGACAAACCAGCTAGGCACAGGCTTGAGGATGTCGGAGGTAGGGAGCAGTTCTACTCTCCGCATCCTCTGCACCTGTGGCTCGGAGGTGACTACGTCGAACACCCAGTATTGTACGGTATCTGCGTCCTCATGGAGGTTACGCTTGCGAGATACTATGCTATGGATCTCCTGCAAAGGCTTGTGGTGGATGTAAAGTTCTCCATCCAACTCCATTTGGCGTCCTGCAAAGAGGCTCCGAAGGTGGTCATTGATATGAGGCACAGACATGATAAGCTCTTCGGAACTGCTCAACAGAGAGACGCTTTGGCCGTCTATGATGGCTCTACAGCGTTCGCCATCTAGCTTAGGTTGGATAATTCCAATGCTCTGCCACCTTTTGAAGCGTTTCTCCTCGTAGGGGTACGCCAGTTGTATGCCTCTCCTATTCGCCATAAAACCTCCCAAATTCCATATTTATAGTGGTCTTTTAAAGCCCCTGCTCTCACTAAAAGGAGCGATGGGGGGAGCTCCTCAAGGAGGGGCAAGAGCAGAGGCTTTAGAAGAAGGGGAAGGAGGGTGGCAATCCCTCCCTCCCCAAGCCTAGAGGAGGTAGGCTACTTCAGTTTGGACTTGAGGTCCGCCAGGAACTTCTGCTGTTCCTCAGGCGTCATGGTGTCGAACTTGTTCAGCGTGGCGCTGAGCGGATCGAAGCTGCGTTCGATCGCAACTCCAGGTTTCCAGGTGGTGAAGATCTCCTTGATTTCTTCATCAGTCTTGCCGGCCCGGATAGCCCGGCGGATGATCGCCTGGGCTGTGATCACGGACTTGCCGATGAAGTTCGAGAGCACGACCTTGTCGCCGAACTTCTCGACGGCCTCAGCGGAGGTGCTGCCGAAGTCGTAGACCACAGACACGCTGCGCTCGCTTTTCGGATCGGTAGCCTCGATCGTGGTCACTCCGCCTTTTTCTTCTTTGTAATCATTAGTTTCCTCGGACATAGTTTTGTCCTCCTTCCTTTATTTCCTCCCTCATGGGATGGATCACTTGTGACGTATGAAACATTGTCGCATAAGTGGATTGTAGTTGTCAACCCCTAAAATTACCGGGATTACAGCTACTTCATCATCAGCAAGAACCAAAGAGCCATAGCTAGGGCGATGTAAGGAAGTGCTCTCATCGAGGCACCGCCGTGGTGAAGATCCGCTTCACAGCATCTGCGCAAGTACTGAGCAGAGCCAAGTAGCGATCCTCCAGTTCGTCTCGGCTCAAAGTTTGGATGAAGCGCTTGCAGTTTGAGCAGTTGGAGACGTAGGTGTCCAAGTGCATCTCCTCTTGTCCAGTTGCCATGTGGACAGACGCTTTGTTAGGGCTTTGGCCGAAGGTGTTCGTGCTCTCACCTTTGGCGAGGCTGAAAGTTGCTCCCCACATGAAGCCACAATGCACACAGTGGTAGGTTTTGTGCACTTTGGTATACTCGTGGGTGCGAAGTACTTTGACTTCAGCCTTCTTTCGTGGAGGTTTCTGCTGAATGAGGCCATAGCGGATCATAGCTTCTTTCGCATCATCCTCTGTGCATTGCAGTATACGAGCAATGCGCTGTAGTGTGGTTTCCTGTGATTCGTCGTAGTTCGTCATTCTTGCCACCTCCTCATGTATGATTATATTGTATCACAACTTGTGGTCTTTGTCAAGAAGGTCTGAAAATAAATTTTCCAACTCGTCGGGCGTTAAGTCGAGAGGCTCCTCAGGTGGGGCCACATGAGGCTTCACGCCCTCAAGCGCTTTGGAAATGGACTTGCTTGGCTTCACGCCCATGCCTATGGAGAGGAGATAGTTCATCGCTTCTTCGTCGCTGTTGAACTTCTTCGCTCCAGCTTGGCGCAGGGTAAGGGCGAAGTCGTGAAGCATTTGCCTCAAGGCTTCGCTCTTATTACTAAACACCACGCCCTGCTCGGTATAGGCATAGAGGATGGAAGCAAAGTCCTTTGGATCTATGCGTCCTTCAAGGACTATCGTTGCCATCTACTTTGCTCTCCTTTCTGCCTCTTGCAATTGATAGAGGATCTCCTCATTGAGGTCTTTCAAAGCGTCTCGTGCTCGGATAGCCTCGTCCATGATAGCACCAAGAGGCGGATGCTCCCAGTTGATTGTGTCTATGAGGATTTGGAGCCTGTCGATGAACTCCTCTACATCCTGGCTCCATTCCTCACCAGTTTGGCTGTTGAAGTTTATGATGTCCTTCATCTCACACCTCTCTGGTCGAGTAGGATGGCTATAGTCTGGTTGGCCTCGTCAAGGAGGTCTGCAGCGAAGACGAGGGTTGAGTAGATTTGATAGTGCGTCTCGCTCTTCGCCGTATCTATATCAGCGATAAGTGCTTCGACGCTCTTCTTAGCGTCTTGAATCCCGAGTTCCAGTTTCTCATCCTCAGTCATCACGCTCCTCCTCGCTCAGAAGGTGGGTGCAGAGTGCTACGCAGTCCTCACAGATCACCACACCCTCACCTTTGATGAAACGTAGTTCGTCGTTCTCCTCCACAGAGCGTCTGCAGAAGCAACACTCGCTCATATTGCGTGCTTCGAGGCGCTCCAACTTCTCTCGAAGCATGTCTGTGCGCTCCTGCAATGCACTGATGATTTGGTCTATGTTTTCTTTGTAGTCCATTATAGTACCTCTTCTATACTTTATGCTCTTTCAAGTACGCCCGTATCGCCTGGCGCACTTCCTTCGCCTTCGGATGTCGCCAGTGTGTGATGTTGCTTAGCACATACAGCAACTGAGTCCGAAAGGCCTCATACTCTCCATGGTTAAGCATGATCCGGGCCTGTCTTGTGTAGTTGATGGCGTAATTCAAACTTGTCTTGTGTGCCTTCTCATCGGCCAAGATAGTCTCCAAGGCCTCCGAGATTGGCATTGCTCCAGTTGTCATCGTGTCACCTCCGTTCAAATTTTGAAGGTAGTGGCAGGCTATATATACTATACACACCCAACGCATATAGCGTATACAGCCTGCATTACCCGTGCTGAAGATGTGCGAATACTCGGCTCCGCCTCGTAGCTCTTCACACCTCCTCAATGGTCACCTTAATCTTCGTCGGCACTGGCTTGCCTAGTGCTTTTCTCATGATGTAAACCGACTTCACGGCCACACCTTCTTCGTCCGTCTGATAGCATACACTATGCTTCTTCGGAACCGCCTTAGTGAATACGACCACCTGCTTCTCCATCATGTCACCTCCTCACACATTCCTGTCCGCGTCTACGTCTACTTCACACGCATAGATAACATGCTCCACCTGGGCATCTATCAAGCGCCAGGCTGCTACTAATTCTTCCTTGGCTAGATATTTATTATCTCGCCTTATTCTTTGCTCTGCTTTCCCATATGTAGAGTATACTCCAAGCACTACTACAAATGGCGCAGGGCCACATACTCTCCTGACTGCGATCCACACTTTCATACCTGACGTCCTCCTCACGCCTGATTATATTATACCACACCTTCGCCCAGTTGTCAAGTAGGTGTGAAATAATATTTCGACCCTACACCGTAACATGTAGGCCTGTAGGCCTGTATGCCCACCCCCCTGCACACCCCGAACCCCTCCTCACACTCCCTCTTACTCTATCTCTCTTACTTTATATATAATATTCTAATTATTTTTTTAAGAACACTAGATATATAGTGGATGACCAGGGCCAAACCGTGCGCGGCACCCCCCCCATACAGGCCTACAGCCCTACATGTTACGTTGTTACACCCCTGAAAATGGCCCCAAACCCCTTTCCATACGCCTAACTACGCCTCATCACAACTATACGGCGTGTAGTAGATATCACTCTAACTTCACGCTCTGTAAGTCCTATCCATCGAGCATGGTCTTTCGCGCTCTGGACGCTCTTATAGAGCGGCTTACCCACGCGTTTCCATGTCCCTGTGCTATCTCGCTTCTCCAAGATGCATACCATAAAGTCACCTCCGTCGTGCGCTATCGTCAAATTTTGAACGAAGGGTCTGAGGCCGTGAGTGGTGATGCCCCTACTATGATGGGCCACGAAGTTTGTTACTTCAAATCACCTCGAGCCTGCCAGCCTGCGAAGAAGTCAGTATACGCACAAGAAACTTTCTCCCATGTACTTGAATACTTTGTGAAGTAAGAGCGTGAGATAGCGCCTTCTTTACCTGGTTTGATCTTGAGGCACTCGACAGTAGCAGGAGCGATCTTGCCTTCAGCGACCATCTTCTCATACTCCTCGCCTGTAATGATGTGTAGTCCTGAGTCCCTACATAGCGGAAAGGACTTGACTAACCATGCTATCACAGCATGAAAGAAGGGACCGCTTTTAGTATCGTTCCACATAGTTACTCTCCACTCATACTCGTGCTCGGCCATAGTTCACCTCCTGTATAGGTGGCCCACCATAGTAGTGATGCCCTCTCCCGGAAGTGCCTCCGGTTTGAGTTATTCTTCCGTCTGCTCCAATTTCGCCTGAAGGGCCTCAATAATGGCCTTCAGGTCCTCCTGCGGAAGGGCGTCTGCTTTCTTGAGCAGTTGCTCTTTACTGAGTTGCTTCGCAGTCCTCTTTCTCCCTTTCTGGCGGACAATGTGCTTTGTTTTGATAGCACCGTCCTCCCGAGCATCTTTCTGGAGTTGGTTGACCTTGATCTCGTATTTCGAGAGGTCGATCAGGTCCATGAGTGTGACGTCGCTGTAGTCCAGCAAAGTTTTGCCGGACACGGACTTTCCCGCTTTCTTCGCTTCCATATCGACCGAAGCGGAATACTCCACCATAGACACGACGCCCGTGAGTTTCTGCGTCAGAAGCGCAGTCCAGTTGATTGCTTGTTCCATTGTAGCACCTCCTGTGCATATCTGGAGGCACTCCCGGAGCAGGGCATCACCGCAGATGCAGGCCACTAAGTTGGACGCGTGCGCACATACTTGTCAACGCACCCTCCGCCCGCTGGCACTGCACTATGTCAAAGAACCATGATTACATTGTATCATAAAAAGTTCATTTTGTCAAAAAGGCCGTATGGCATGGGCGCTTGACGAAGCCACGAGGGGGTAACGCCCCCGCGCGCGCCCATATAAGGCACTCATGCACAATTGAAGTATATCAAATCCCAGAACTTTCTGCATTTACCCCAAGGTGGACGAAGTCCACTATGTTCAAAATTTGAACGTAGCAGACGAGGCCTGTAGCAGAGGACGATATGGGAATTTTAGGGGTTGACAACTGCGGAAATATCTGTCATCATGGGAATATAAGAGGAGAGGTGTATTTTATGAATAGGCTGGTGGATATATTGAAGAAGCAAGAAGGGTTTAGCGAGAAGCCTTATTGGGATAAGAAGCAGTGGTCCATAGGCTATGGGACGAACCTCGAGATGTTTCCACCAGAGGAGCAGGAGCGCTACAAAGCAGAAGGAATCGCGGAGGATGTAGCTGCGGTTGAGTTGACGAGAAGGGCTATGGAGGCGCAGGAAGCTGTGAGGAGACATCTTCCGGATGTGTATCCTAAGTTGAACCGTGCGAGGCAGGTGGCGCTGGAGTCGATGGTATACAACTTGGGGACGCAAGGTTTCTTGGGGTTCACCAACACTCTCAGAGCGCTTAGGCGAGGCGACTTTGAGGGAACCGCCCTGGGGATGTTGGATAGTAAAGCTGCTCGTGTAGATGCTCCTGGGAGGTATCAGGAGTTGGCTGACATGATGAGGACTGGGCAGTATCCTAGCTGGTATCAGAAAAAGCTTCGTAAAGACGTGCAGGAGAAAGTACGTCGGGCTATGCGAATGAAGAAGGAGAAGATGTAATGGGAGTGCCTTCAGGGAATAGAGTATATAATATCCAGCAAGTCTGGCAGCATCATCATGAGATTATGAGGTTGAAGCTGCTGGGCCTGAAGAATAAGAGGATCGCAGAGATCGTCGGCATGACGCCTGTGATGGTGTCTAATATTATCAATAGTCCTGTGGCGCGCATCAGGTTGGATGAGATGCAGTCTGCACGGGACCTGGATACTGTGGATGTGGCGAAGAAGATCCAGACTCTGCAGGTGAAGGCAGTTGACTATCTCGAAGATGTGCTCGAGGATGACACTGCTATGACAAGCACTAGGGTGAAGGTGGCCCAGGATCTCCTCGATCGTGGAGGCCATGGGGCAGTCAGACGGCAGGAGATTCTCTCTGCACACCTCACCTCAGAGGACATTGATAGGATCAAGCAGAGGGCTATGGAAGTGAAGACGCAGCAGAGTGCAGTTGATGTTTGATCCGCTACCTTCAAATTTTGAACGTAGGTGCATAGCCAATGGCAGATAAGAAGATTACAGACTATGATGCCGCAGCTTCTTTGGCGCTGACAGATTTGATTGAGGCCGTAGTTGATCCGAGCGGAACTCCTGTTTCAAAAAAGGCGACGTTGCAGCAAGTGGCGACGGTCGTAGGCACGGATACAGATATAGCGGATGCTATCAGCAAGAAGCACGAAAAAGACGAGGACACCTACCTGGATAAAGGCGGAGCCAACGAGGTCACAGCGGCCCAGGCAAAGGCGGCTTATACGCACTCCGGGGTTACCTCCGGCAATCCTCACGCTGTTTCCAAGTCTGATGTCGGCCTCGGCAATGTAACAAATGAGGCTCAAATCGCAAAGAGCATCGGAACGGCCAAGGGAGACCTGATCCTTTTTACTGCATCCGGTACGCCCGTAAGGTTGGCCGTAGGTTCCAACGGTCAAGTATTGCTTGTCGATTCAACCGAAGAGACCGGGGTTAAATGGGGCGAAGTGGCCGCCGGAGCCGGTCTTTCCGAAATCCTTTTGTTTGCATAGGAAAACAACATGGCAGACGCGCTTAAACGCCTCGGGGCAACAACCGTTACGGCAGACACGAACACTTCTTTGTTCCAGGTTCCTTCCGGTCACGAATATATTGTTTCCGAATTGACCATCTGTAACACGGGGTCAACACAGCGCACTTTCCGCATTGCTGTGGTTCTTGGTGCAATTTCCGGCGTGTCTGCGAAGGATTACAAGTTTTACGATGTTCCGATAGAGCCGAACGCCACTATCACCCTGAAGCCTGGGTATGCAATGGCGGAAACAGAATCCCTCATGGTCCGGGCAAGTCACGCGGAAGTGGTGTTCTCTGCCTCTGGTGTTGACAGGTCGTAAGGGGTTCCCATGCTGAAAATTCCGCAAGGGTTTGTTGTCAAGTCCATTCAGTCTGGCTATTTGTCGGCATCCGTTTCAAGCGGCTCCGGTGAAGATAGGCGATATGCTGACGTAACGATTGCCGCAGTTAATCCTGATTACTGTCATGTGATCGTGTACGGAGGATGCGGCACGGGGTACGGGAGCGGTCAGCGCGGGGAAGGCGGACCCGCGTGGATGGTTTATGGGCGGCTAACCTCTGCAACAAATCTGCGGATCAGTTGTACCGAAGATAATTGGTACGGCCATATGTCCGCCCAATGGTGGGTTATCGAGTACGCCAGGGCCGACATCTTTTTGCGGACAAAAACGGGCAGAATCAAGTCGATTCAGACAGGCTACATAAACTCCTCGGGGTCGTCCGGGCAGATCAACGTTACTATTTCGAGCGTTGTCCCGGCAAACTGTGTTGTTTTGTGCGAGTCTATGAGCAACAAAAATACCGTTCTTGCAACCTCGTCAGACACTTACAGCTACTTTGTCAGGGGTGCAGTTACGTCAGCAACGAATCTTCGGCTTTACAACGGACCTGGAAGCACAAGAGAAAACGTCTTTATCGGAAGGTGGACGGTTATCGAGTATGACCTGTAAGAAAGGGAACTTATGCCTACTTATGCCGTAATTAAAGACGGAAAGGTTGTTGGAATCAGCAGGCTTTCCGGGAACATTGTCAAAGCCGATCATGTTCCGGTTGATGAAGCGACCCTCGAAACGGCAGTAATTCTCGGGGCGACATGGGACGGAAAAAAGTTTACCCCTCCCGCACAGGAAGAACCGGGGCCGCCCCCCGTAACGGTTTCGGAACAACTGGCAACCATCGTGACCGACATTGCCGACATCAAGGCAATGGTGAAACGACTGCTTGCCTCTGTAAAGTAGGAGAAGCACAACATGGCGTACACAAAACCTTATGCAATCGACAGCAAAACGGCGGACAGCAAAACGGCATAGGAGGACACAATGGAACTAATAAATATTATGCACAAGCTGGAATTGATGGACAAGAAATTGGACGAGCTTCTCGGCAATCCAGCAGAAGGGACAATCAAGAAATCCCCCTTTGGAGACTCGATATACAAGGACGGCAAGTGGCAGTCCGTTCCCTATGAAAAGCCGGATCGCATCCCTGTCATTCCCAACAACGAGGACAACCCGCCTGTCGTTGCAGATGCCCGTGTCAAGATTCTTGCCTGGATCGAAGACGAGACTGGATTCGGTGAATGGTACAGTATATGGGAGTCTTCCAACGCTACCAGCATCGCCCGGATCGAACCGTGGTCTGACAAGGATAGGGAAAACATGGCCCGATGCAACAAGGCACCCCAGGAAGGCACGTTCACATACCATAGCGTTAAGCGTCTTCCCGCAAAGTGGAACGTTGTTTCAAAGGCACGAAACCCGTGGCTTCCGATCCCTCCGGGCTGTCGGCTGGCCGCAGATGGATGTACGCTTGAGGATGATATCTAATGGGCTTCTGGAACATCTTCGGTACAACCAAGGCCGTGGATACGGTTGCTGATACTGTGAAGAGTGGCGTTGGGATGCTGGACAATGCCTTCTTTACGGAGCAGGAGCGGGCCGTAGCCGCACAGAAGTTCACCGAGACCTGGCTGAGTATCCAAGACAAGATTGTTAGCGAAAACTCGTTGTCCTCTATCACTAGGCGGGTCTTAGCATACATGGTGATGGGGACATTTCTAGGGCTTGTTATATTCGCTTGTATGATTTGGAAGTGGGACCCTGAATGGTCTGCGTATGTCCTGCACGTTCTGAGGGAGACAGAGATTGGAGTCTTGGCAGTTGCTGTCGGGACTACATATTTTGTATACTACGGCTACCAGCAAATCAAGAGAGGTAAGTAACGATGGCTGATTTTGCAAAGTTCTACACTTTCATAGAAGAAGTGTTCGAGGCAGGGCATGACTTCTCAAGCGACACGTTGAAGATTGCACTCACTAATAGCGCGCCAACACCTGCCACAGACACAGTGCTGGATACGGTGACTAACCATCCACCTCCCGCAGCGGCTAATGGATATGAGCAGAAGACGGTCACAGTAGATGCGTCCGGCCAGTCTGGAGGAACCTACACTCTTGCTGTAACCACAGATCTTATCTGGACAGCTACTGCAGGAGGTATAGGCCCGTTTAGGTATGCTATTCTCTTCAACTCTTCGAAGTCGGACAAGCTGGTTGGGTATTGGGACTATGGTTCCTCTATTACCCTTAATGAAGGTGAGACATTCACTTGGGATGTGACAGCGAGCATTCTGACGGCAGCGTAATATGGCAGAGTGGGTAAGGAGAGTAGCTGAGGACGGAAGCGTCCGCATTGCGGAGAATGGGGATACGCGAATCTGCGATGGCCATCAGCAGATAACCGTAGGCTCAGGCTCGTATGCACTGTCTGGGACAGCAGCTGGACTTATTGCTACTCGTATACTTGCTGCTAATAGTGGATCTTTTACATTAAGTGGGACTGCGATAGATCTCTTATCTGATAGGTGGCTAGCTGCTGGAAGTGCTTCTTTCACTCTGACAGGCTCTGCTACAGATCTTTATTATGGAAGAGCCATTGTAGCCACGGCAGGAGCCTTTAACCTCTCAGGGCGGGAGGTGGGCCTGTTAGCCTTCCGGAAGATGGCAGCAGGGAGTGGGGAGTTTGGGCTAAGTGGCTCTTCCATCAGGATCTATAAAGGGTATCCTTTAGTAGTAGGCCCTGGGCAGTTTGTGCTGAGTGGAGACGCTGTAGGGCTTCGAGCTACCAGAAAGATGCCAGTCGGAGTAGGAGCTTTTGCGCTTAGTGGCACTACAGTTCTCCTAACCCGACAGTTTAGTATGGATGCTGGCGGAGCTAGCTTCCTGACAGCAGGAGCAGATGTAGGCCTCTTTGTCGGACGGCGAGTATTGGCGGACAGCGCAGCTTTTAGCTTGAGTGGTTCGGCAGTAGATTGGCGGAGAACATACATTCTTGCTGCTGGTGTAGGTAGCTTCACTCTCACTGGAACTGCTGCTATTCTTCGTGAGGGTGAGCAAGTTCTTATTCTTGACTCTCATATCCTCACGTCTATAGAGGATGCTAGTGAGATTACAATAGCTGTGTTGGATGAGAGTAGCATCACAATGGAGATCTCTCTTGATAGTCCTATACCGGATGATCTTGTAGGGGAGTCTGAGATTATGATCGGTATAAGCCAGGCCTCTATTCTGGGACAGGGTGATAGTAATGGCGGATAAGATTTATATAGACGAAATAGGCCTCACAATTATCTTGGACGCAGGGCAGGATATTACAGGTGCTACTGATGTTACCATCGAGGTGTTGAAGCCTTCTGGAACTACAGTATCCTGGCCGGCAGCTGTCTATGATAGTCAGTACGTGAAGTATGTGACTGCAGAAGGTGACCTTGATGAGGCTGGAATGTATAAGTTTCAGATTGAGCTGACTTTGAGTGGTTGGACTGGGCGAGGAAACACTACTACACTTCGTGTGTACGATGACTTTAGGTAGTCTGGGGATCGCCTATGAGGGAGCAGTTTGGCATGAATGATAGAAGAAATGAGACCTTAGGAGAAACGACAATCACTGTGAAGTGGTGGTCAGTGTTGATGGTTATAATCTTGGCCTTTGGATTCTTCTTTACGGCCTTTATCAATCATGAAACTAGGATTACACGAACAGAAGAGGCGTGCAAGAGTATCACAGAAATAAAAGTTTTGGTAAAAGAGATCAGGGAAGACCAGATTCGGCGATATCGAGACGCATCACATAAAAACTAGCTTCAAATTTTGAACGGAGTGGCTATGGCTGGAAAGTATGATTTATACATAGAACAAGGA